GTGGCATTGATGCGATAAGCATCGTGGAAGCCCCCGCCATTGAATCCAATTTTGTTGCGTTAAAATCCCATGAAGTAAAGTTTGCCAAGGTAGATGCAGAAAAACGCATCTTAATGGGTCCGATATTGATTCCAGACAAACCCATATACCGCAAACAAATTGTGGATGGGGCAATGGATGAATTTTACATTTACTTTTCCAAGGATACCGTACGCAAAGCATCACAGATGTTTTTGATGAAGGGCAATCAAGGCAACGCCACTATTGAACACGAATTGGCAGTTCAAGGTGTTTGCATGGTTGAAACTTGGATTAAGGAGGACATGGAAAAGGACAAATCGGCCATCTATGGGATGAACGATCCGATTGGTACATGGATGGGTTGTTTGAAAATCACCAACGATGATGTGTGGAATGATGCCAAAGACGGCAAGTTCAAAGGATTCAGCATTGAAGGTTATTTTGCAGACAAAATGAAGATGAGTAAACAACCATCGTTACTTGATGAAGTCAAAGACCTTTTATTGGAATATCAAAAATCTAACAATCTAAAAAAATAAAGTTTTATGAGTATGAACGCAGAATCAATCTTGGACCGCATCATGGTAAAATTGGGTATCAATGAACCCGTTGCCGTTGCGTTGGAACAAGTAAAAACCGAAGATGGCCAAGCCATTTTTGAAGCGGATGCCTTTGAAGTAGGCCAAGCCGTGTTTATCGTAACCGAAGATGGTAAAATCCCCGCACCCGCAGGTGAATTTGCCATGGAAGATGGTAACATTGTTGAAGTAGATGAAAACGGAGTAATCGTTGAAATCGCTAAAAAAGAAGCCGAGGTTGAAGAAGAAATCGTTGAGGAAGTTGAAGCCGAAAACGACATCATGAAAGAAGAAATCAAGGAAGAAATGGGAATGAAACCAAAGAAAACCGTGAAATCTAAAACCGAAATGGAAGAATCTTATTTCAGCGCACAAATCAAAGAACTTGAAGCCAAGTTTGAAGCCCGTTTGTCAGCGTTGGAAACCGAAAAGGTTGCATTGTCAGCCCAGAACGCTGAATTGGAAGAAAGATTGGCGACTGAACCCGCCCCTCACACTCCATTCAACCCCGAAGCAACAACCACAAGCAAAATGCATTTTCACATTTCAAGTAAGCGTGAAAAGACAATTAAAGACCGAGTATTTGACCAACTTTTTAACTAAACTACACAAATGAAAAATAATCTTATCAAAACCCATTTGAGTGGTCCAACTGTATCGCCAAACACCTATGCGGGTTTATTCGGCAACAAATACATTGCGGCTGCTCTGTTGTCAGGCGAAACCTTGGCAAAAGAACTTATCACATTGCACCCCAATGTGGCTTTCAAAGAAGTTATCCGTAACTACCAAGATTCAATCACCATTGCCGATGCAACTTGTGATTTCACTGATTCTTCATCAGTAACTTTGGGTGAATATGTGTTGACTACCATCGAAAAGCAAGTGAACTTGCAACTTTGTAAGAACCAATTGCGTACAACTTGGGAAGCAGCACAAGCGGGTTTCAGTGCATTTGAAAAATTGCCTGCAACTTTCGAAGAATTCATGTTGGCACAAACCGCTGCCGAAGTAGCACAAGCCAACGAATTGGGTATCTGGAAATCAAATTTGTGGTATGATTCCGCATTGGTTCCTGGTCAAGATGGTATGGTTGGTTATTTGATTGACAACTCTGCAATCGTTCGTCCTTTCAGTGGTGCTACAACTGGTTCAAATGTTGTTGCTCGTTTACAAGAAGCATTGGATTACTCACCCGCTGCATTGTATGGCAAAGAAGGTTACCAATACTATGTTGGTCCATCTACCATGAAGGCATACCAAGCCGCTTTGTCTGCTGGTAACTACAACTTCCAATTCTATGTAGGTGAAAAGCCAATGAACTTCCAAGGTATCCCCGTAACCATGTGTCCTGGTCTTAACGATTACGACTGTGTATTGGGTATGAAGAGCGATTTGCACTTCGGTACTGGTTTGTTGAGCGACTACAACGAGGTTAAGGTGATTGACATGAGCGATATCGATGGTTCACAGAATGTGCGTGTAATCATGCGTTTCACTGGTGGTATCATCGCTACCAACCCAACTCAACAAGTTGTAATTAATGTAACCTAATAATATAGGAACAATATAAACACGGGGTGGGCGTAAACACCCGCCCCTTTTTTTTAACCAACAAAATAGAAAAATATGCCAACTTGTGGAACATTAGCCAATAGATACGAACCATGTAAGCAGTTTGTCGGTGGTTTGAAGGGTGCTTTCTTTATCCCTTTTGAATTCGCCAACAGAGTGACTAAAAGCGGTACGGGATTGGTAACATTGATTGATAACGGAACAACCACAACCCCAATTACTGCAAATTTTTGGGAATTGAAAGGTTTGTCAACCATCGAAACAACTGTAATCGCATCACGCGATAACGGAACAACTGCCTACGAAACTTTGTTTACTTTGTCTTTCAAACCAAGCGGTAAAACCCCCGTAACGGGCGATGCCGATATGGACACTTTGAAAACATTGTCACAAGGTAGATGGCAAATCATCGTGTGGGATAGAAACGACCAATTTTGGTTGATTGGTGAAACCTTGGGTTGTGATGCCAATGGCGGAACATCTTCATGGGGTGTACAAATGGGTGATGCCCGTTTGAATACTTTGACTTTGATGTCAAGTGAACCAAACCCACCTGCCCCCGTTGATGCCGATAATTACGCAGAATTGACCCCTGCGATTATCACTGTTGCGGCTTAATTTGATTTCAGTTTTATAGTTTGACGACCCTCACCAAATCGGTGGGGGTTTTCTTTTGTAACAAAAAGTGAGAATTGCGTTTTATAGGTATGCACATCAATAACACATCCACATCAGTTACATTCACATCGTTTGTGGATTTTGAAGGTGTGTCAACGGCAACCATTGAGGTATGGCATAAACCCACAAAAACGATGGTTTCCACCACGACTGCGTGTGTGAAGTCATATTCCTTCATCACAATGAATTTACCCGTTTTAACGCCAATTAACGCAGTGGCAAAGAACACGGATGAATTATTGTTTCGTGTGTACAATGGGAATGTGTTGATTTGGGAGGTTTTGGGATATTGGATTACGGGAACAACAAACATTTACAACACATGGAAGCAGTTCACAACGACTGCCCCTGGTACACCTAATTGGAAAACACTATGAGTTTAGAATTTATACAATTACAATCATACACCGCACCATCCATCATTGAGCAAAAAAACAAAGATTGGGTTCAGTATGGTGATGATAATAATTACTACCAATATCTGATTGACCTATACCATTCATCACCCACCAACAATGCGTGTATTAAAGGCACGGTGGACCAAATTTTTGGTAAGGGATTGGAGGTTACAAGGGCATCAAGGGATTTGCCAGGTTACATTGAATTCAAAAAGTTGTTTAGTGCGGATGACCTTCGCGCCGTTGCAATGGATTTGAAGATGTTAGGCCAAGCGTCATTCCAATTGGTAAAATCAAAGGACAGAAAAAAGTATGTCCAAGCCAAACACTTTCCACAACAAACCCTTCGTCCCGCAAAGTGCAACGAAAAGGGTGAAATTGAAAAGTACTATTATTGCCCTGATTGGGCTAACATGAAGCGTAACCATACGCCAATTGAATTTAGGGCGTTCGGTTATGACCAAAGTGCAAACGAATGTATTTTAACCATCAAACCATATTCAACGGGTTCGTTTTACTTCGCACCAGTGGACTACCAAGGCGGTACGCAATATGCCAACTTGGAAGCGGAGATTTCCAATTTCCATATTAACAACATCATGAATGGGTTAGCCCCATCAATGTTGATAAACTTCAACAACGGGCAACCACCCGCCGAGGTTAAAGACACTGTGGAAGCCCAAATCAAACAAAAGTTTGGTGGATCGTCAAACGCAGGTAGGTTTATTATCTCTGGAACGATGGCAAGGATTCAAGTGCCGATATTACCCCCGTTCAATTGAGTGATGCCCACAACCAATATCAATTCCTTTCCCAAGAATCCATGCAAAAAATCATGGTGGCACATCGTATCGTATCGCCATTGCTTTTGGGTATTAAGGACAACACGGGATTTGGTAGCAACGCAGACGAATTGAAATCAGCGTCTATCTTGTTTGACAATGTTGTGATCCGCCCTTTCCAACGATTGATAATTGATGCAGTCACCAAGGTGTTGAACTTTAATGGGTTTAATTTGAATCTTTATTTCAAGACCTTACAACCTTTGGAATTTACCGATTTAAGTGGCAATGTCATTGATGACGAAACCCGTGAAGAAGAAACGGGCGTATCGTTGGCAAGTCAAAAAAAAAAGATTGATTTAGCGGATTCATACACAGATTACCCCGAAGGTGCAAGGAGTAACGCTAAAAAGGCGTTAGAATGGGCAGAAAAGAACGGATGGGGTGAATGTGGAACGCCAGTAGGCAAAGCCCGTGCAAATCAGTTGGCAAATGGTGAACCCATAAGCCGTGAAACCATTGCAAGGATGGCAGCGTGTCGCCGTCACCAACAAAACAAAGATGTACCATATTCCGAAGGATGCGGGGGTTTGATGTGGGATGCATGGGGTGGTGATGCGGGAATCCGTTGGGCAGAAAGTAAATTAAAAGAAATTGATTTATCCAAGGACATGACCATCGCAGATGAAAAGTCATGGATTGAACATTTGAAAGACAAGGGGGAAATAATTAACACTGATGAGTGGGAACTTATTGATGTTCAAGAAGTTACAGACGCGGACGAAGAACTAAGATTTAACTTGGCGTATGACAACCCCAATAAAAAAAGTGATGACGATAAAGGGGTTTACAAAATCCGATACCGTTACGGTCCTGATTTCATTTCCAACAAATCAAGGGAGTTTTGCTCTACTATGGTTCAAGAAGCCAAAAGCGGGGTGATATTCCGTAGGGAAGATATCATCCAAATGGGTGATGCGGGTGTGAACGGACAATTTGCCCCAAGCGGTCAAAGTTCCTATTCAATTTGGAAGTACTAAGGCGGTGTAAATTGCCACCACAGATGGGAACGATTGACATTCAGACGCAAACAAGTCAAAGGAAAGTTTTTACCTAAACAACCCAACGAAACGGGCGAGAGTAGGGATTTAGATAATTACAACGAAGTATCAAACAAAAGCGCAGACAATGCGGGTGTGCCATTCTCACCAAGTGGGTGGAATACCGCCAAGACACGCCCCATTGATATGCCAAACAAAGGATCATTAAAGAATAAATAAGATGTACGCAAACGATGACATATTACTGGTTGACAAAGAACTAATCTTCAAATACACCCAATTGGGTGGTAATGTGGATGTGGACAAAATCTATCCCTTTGTTAAAATCAGTCAAGACATACAAGTTCAAGAACTTTTGGGAACGAAGTTGTATCGGTACATTTTAACCCAGGTGGAAGCCGGAACATTGACGGGCAATTACCAAACTTTGGTTTCACACTATGTTCAACCGATGTTGATTCATTACGCCATGGCTGATTTGTTGTTGTTTCATGGTTATGAGGTAAGCAATGCGGGTATTTTGAGGAACTCACCCGAAAACACAACATTGCCAGATAAAACCGAAATTGATACATTGGTTCAACGCCAAAGAAACATTGCGGAAACTTATCGCCGTAGGGTTGTAGATTATTTGAGTTACTACCCACAATTATTTTCGCAGTACACCGAGGACCAACAAGCGGGTGAATACCCAAATACAAATCCGTCAAACTATGTTTCATGGAATCTGTAAAGAAAACATACAAGCCAAAGGATGAAAAGGTCAAGAAATTGACCACCTACATGACGCAGTTGAAAACCATCAATAAGGTGAAGTGCGATTTGTTTGTCAAAGGTGGTAAATTATTAACACTTATCATCTTGTTGACGGGGTGTTCTGCGCAGTGGCATTTAGAACAAGCCATCAAAAAGAACCCCGCAATGGCGCAAATAAGTGTGTATGGCATTGATACCGTGTTTGTGCGTGATTCTGTGACCATTACAGACACTTTCACAACAAAAACGATTGATACCCTCACAATTGAAAAGGATGGCGTTAAAACGATTGTTTACAGAAATCACGATGTGATAAGAGTTCAAACAATTGTAAAGGCAGACACCATCCGTTACACCAAAACCATTCAGTTACCACCACAAGTTCAGTATAGGGAACGCATCAGCGTACCACGAGATAATAAACCTACCCGCGTTTGACGATCCGCCAAACTTTTGTTTGATTTGGGCTTCCACAGTGTCTTTAACCTCTGCGGGTGGTTGCCCGTTGTTAAAGTTTATCA